ATTCCAAACAATGCCGGCGCGGGCAAGACCGGCGACATTAACTTCACCACGGTTGGGCACAGCACTGGCGACTCTTACAGCATCGTGATGAAGGTTAAAAAGAGCTACGACTGATGCGGCTCTATTACAAGAAGGGCGGCAAAACAAAGTCGAGGGTGAATGAAGCTGGAAACTACACTAAACCCACTATGCGCAAGAATCTGTTTAACAAGATCAAGGCCAGTGGAAAAGGCGGCAAGCCCGGACAGTGGAGCGCCAGAAAAGCACAAATGCTGGCACAGCAATACAAGGCCAAAGGCGGCGGGTACCGAGACTAATGGCGCTCAAAAAATCGCAGAAGTCTTTAAAGAAGTGGACAAAGCAGAAGTGGCGCACCAAGTCTGGAAAGCCTAGCACACAGGGTGCGAAGGCTACCGGCGAGCGTTATCTGCCTGAGAAGGCGATCAAGTCCTTGTCTGCGAAAGAGTATGCCGCCACATCCCGCAAGAAGCGGGCTGACACCAAGAAGGGCAAACAGCACTCCAGCCAGCCCAAGAAGGTGGCCAAAAAGACAGCGAGGCACCGTAAATGAGGGTGTACTACAAGAAGGGTGGTCGAGTAGACAAGAAGGCTATGTCTTGCAACAAGCCGCGCCGTACACCCAATCACCCCAAGAAGTCACATATTGTAAAGGCGTGCGAGGGCGGCAAGGAAAAAATCATCCGCTTTGGGGAGCAGGGTGCCAAGACGGCTGGCAAGCCAAAATCCGGAGAGTCAGCAAGAATGAAGGCCAAGCGCAAGTCATTCAAGGCTCGCCACCGTCGTAACATCAAAAAAGGGAAGATGTCTGCCGCGTACTGGGCCGACAAGACTAAGTGGTGAGGCATGGCTATTAGCAGGGCTCAGACTGCAAAGCAGGTAAAAAACGCACCATCTTCCAGAAAAAACAAGATCAAGAAAGTGATGGGAGAGTTCAAGAAAGGGACTCTTAAATCAGGCGGTTCTGGCAAGAAGGTCACGAACCCCAAGCAAGCAGTGGCGATTGCGCTTTCTGAGGCTGGTGTCAAGAAAAAATCCAACGGAGGCAGAATCCCAAAGCCGAAGTGCAGAAACGGCATTGCGATTCGCGGCAGGACTAGAGGGCGGACTGTATAAATGGCGACGAGCGGAACAACAGGCTTTACCCTTGACTTGTCTGACATACTAGAAGAGGCATACGAGCGTGCAGGTCTGGAGCTTAGGAGCGGGTACGATTACAAAACTGCTCGCCGCAGTCTTGATCTGCTCATGCTTGAGTGGCAAAACAGGGGCCTTAATCTCTGGACAGTTCGGGACACCTCGNTGGCTCTTGTTGCGGGGACAGGATCTTACGACCTTAGTGCTGACAAGTTAGATATTATCGAGGGCTTGCTTCGCACGGACGCAGGCGACACCTCCAAGCAGGCAGACCTGACGATGCAACGGATTTCGGTGAGCCAGTATGCTCACCAGACCAATAAGCTGACTCAGGGGCGCCCATTGCAGTATTACGTTGAGCGCAAGCCAACAGGAATCACCGTCCACTTCTGGCCTGTGCCAGACGCCACGACGAGCTATACGTTCGCCTACTACTACATGGAGCGTATAGAAGATACTGGCAGTCCCGCATCAAACAACATGGATGTGCCGGCAAGGTTCTTGCCGTGCTTGGTGTCGGGGCTAGCCTACCAAATAGCGAGCAAGAGGCCGGAAGTTATGCAGATGGCCCCAATGCTCAAGCAGGTCTATGAGGAGCAGTGGTCGCTTGCGGCTGACGCGGCGAGGGAGAAAGCCGCCTTGTACATGTCTCCGGGTGGATACAACGACTTATGAGTAGCTACGCAAAAGGCAAGCATGCTTACGGGTTTTGCGACCGGACTGGTTTCCGGTACCCGCTTCGCGACTTGGTGCGTCAGATTGAAGATGGTCGATGGAACGGCCTACTCGTGGGACGCGATGTTGTTGACAAAGACCAGCCCCAACTCAAGCTGGGAGATGTCAATGCGAATGATCCGCAAGCGCTTAGAAATCCAAGACCCGACGCTAGTCTGGATGAAAGTCGGGCTTTATATGCGTGGAACCCTGTGGGTGGCGGCAATACTGCTTTGGGTAGCCGCACTGTTGGTCTCGACATGTCAGGGCATGTCGGTCGCGTAACGGTGGAGATATCCTAATGGCGTTTACCTTCACCACTCTCAAGCAGGCAATCCAAGACTATGTTGAATCGAATGAGACCAGCTTCGTCAACAACTTGCCAGTCATTATTACGCAGGCAGAAGATAGAATCCTGAAGCGGTGCCAGCTCCCTGATTTTCGCAAGAATGTTACTGCTAACATGACAGCGAGTAACAACTACTTGGCGATGCCGACAGACTTCCTGTCACCATACTCGTTGGCTATAGACAACTCAGGGTATGAGTACCTGCTATTTAAAGACGTGAACTTCATGCGTGAGGCATACCCAGATTCAACAGTGACTGGCGTGCCCAAGGCGTATGCCATTTTTAGTGACGACTACTTTCTGATTGGCCCAACGCCAAGCAGTAGTTTTGCCGTCGAGCTTCATTACTTCCACAAACCAGAGTCAATCACAACCACTACATCTGGGACGAGCTGGCTAGGCACCAACGCAGAGACGACACTGCTTTATGGGTGCTTGGTCGAGGCGTATACCTACCTCAAGGGCGACGCGGATCTAATGGGGTTGTATGTTCAAAGGTATGAGGATGCAATCCAGCGCCTAGAAGAGCTGGGCGAGGGGTACAGCACCACTGACAGTTATCGTAGCGGTGCAGTCAGGAAGATGAGAACTTAATGCTGGAAATGGAAATCGGCACTGTTGGCGTAGAAACCACCAGTCACAGGGGGTTTACCCCAGAGGAAGTGGCAGAGCGATGCTTGGACCGGATTGTTTCCGTTTCCGATACTGCTCATCCCACAGTAAAACAGCAGGCTCTGGCATACCGAGGCCAGATTCGCTCAGTCCTGTTGCACTACATGAAGGAAGCGATCAAGTCTGATCGCACAACCATTTACAACGCCCTGATCGAAGCGGGGCAAAAAGACTTAGCCGAAGCTATCAGGAGGCTTTAAATGGCATTTACCGGAAACTTTATGTGTACTTCCTTCAAGCAAGAGCTAATGGAGGCCGTACACAACTTTAAGCTGTCGGGCGGTAGCACTTTTAAGCTGGCAATGTATGACAACAACGCCAGCTTTACTGCGGCAACCACGGCCTATACCGCGACAGACGAGGTTAGTGGCACGGGGTATAGCGCAGGCGGCGGCACNCTAACTCGTGTTGACCCCACCACGTCAGGCACGACAGCCTTCACAGATTTTGCTGATCTGACGTTCAGCAGTGCGACCATTACTGCTCGCGGAGCCTTGATTTATAACGACACGGCGGCTGGCGACCCCAGCGTTGTGGTATTGGATTTTGGCGCAGACAAGACCTCCACTGCCGGAGACTTCACCATTGTATTCCCTACGGCAGATGCGAGTAACGCGATTATCCGGATAGCCTAATGGCTGGAGTGATCGTTCCACTTACTGGCTGGGGCCGGGATGACTGGGGCGATCTCGCGTGGGGTGAAGGGAGTGTCACCAATGCGGGGGCCGCTGGTCAGGTAGGGTCAGTCTCCGTAACGACAGAAGCAAATGTCTCGGTCACGGGTCTTGAAGCGACGGGATCGGTTGGCTCGGCTACAGTCGAGGCCGATGCAAATGTTTCAGTCACGGGACTGGAGGCAACGGGCTCTGTAGGCTCTGTAACCGTAACCGCTGGAGCGGATGTCTCGGTCACGGGACTAGAGGCTACCTCGGCGGTAGGGTCGGTCACAGTCACGGGCGATGCAGGTGTCTCGGCCACGGGGCTAGAGGCCACAGGCGCTGTTGGCTCTGCAACGGTGAGCGCAGACGCAAGTGTATCTGTTACAGGCTTGGAGGCCACAGGTGCAGTTGGTTCGGTCACGGCTGAAGCAGGCGCAGATGTTAGTGTCACCGGGCTAGAGGCGACAGGCGCTGTAGGCTCTGTCACCACCACTGCGGGCGCAACGGCGTCTCCTGATGGCGTAGAGGGCACCGGCAGTCTTGGCTCGGTCACAGTTGATGCTGAAGCGAATGTATCTGTAACCGGGGTCGCAGGCACAGGCGCAGTTGGCACAGTTGAGATCCAGCTTGGGATCAGCGTTTTCCCAACAGGGCTCTCGGCAACCGGATCGGTTGGTAGCGTCACCACCACTGCGAACGCGGACGTATCTGTAACTGGCGTCAGCGCTACCGGAGGGGTAGGCAACGCGACGGTTATTCAGTCAATAGATGTTCTCCCGACCGGAGTTGAAGGTACGGGAGAAGTAGGCTCCGCCACGACGACTGCGGATGCCAATACGAGTGTTACGGGTCTAGCGGCTACGGGCGCTGTTGGCAGTGCTTCAGTTGTTGCGGGTGCTGATGTTGCGGTAACCGGCGTCAGCGGTACAGGCGAAGTGGGTGTGGTTCTGGTGTGGGGCAAGATAGTTCCCGACCAAAACCCGAATTACTCCAACCTGAACCCATCGCAAACGCCCGGATGGGTAGAGATAGAGCCATCGCAAACGCCAAATTATTTAGATATTGCGGCATAAAGAGGATTAACGAATGCCTAGCACATACACCACAAACCTTGGTATTGAGAAGATCGCCACCGGAGAACAGTCCGGTACATGGGGAACCACCACCAATACCAACTTTGATCTGATTGATACTGCGGTAAACGGCATTGTTTCAATCACTCTCGCTAGCGCGGGAACCTCCGGCTCACCCAACGACCTACCGATCACTGACGGCACTGCGTCTAATGGCCGCAACAAGTTCATTGAGTTTGTTGATGGCGGTGATCTGGGTGCGACAGCGTATGTTCAGCTTACCCCTAATGATGCCGAGAAGATTGTTCACATCCGCAACAGCTTGTCTGGTAGCCGGTCAATTATTGTATTCCAAGGCACCTACAGCGCATCCAATGACTTTGAGATCCCTAACGGCGCAGATGTCACCCTGAAGTTTAACGGGGCCGGAACGGGCGCGACCGTCACCGATGTTAATGTTGACCTGACAGTGACAGGTCTTACAGCAACCTCAACAGCCAGCTTCTCCGGTGCAACTATTGATGATCTCGGCACGGTTACTACCGCCGACATTAACGGCGGCACTATTGATGGCACCGTTATTGGCGGATCATCTGCCGCCGCAGGCACCTTCACCACTGCCAACGCTACTACTGTTGACACTACAAACCTTGAGGTTACAAACCTGAAGGCAAAAGATGGTACGTCTGCTGGGTCTATTGCTGACTCTACTGGAGTTGTA